GCCTCACCGACTTCCTCAAGGGCAAGCTGCTTCGCTTCCCACTCAGCCATAACTTTTGCAGTGGCAAACTCAGTCGCCATTGCTATCAGGGCCTCATCGGTCAGTAACTGGTTTTCCAGTTTCTGAGCATCCAAAGCCTCTGCCATTGTGAGTTCTGCTGCATGGGCTTGCTCGGTGTGAGCAATCTGCATCTGCAAACGCTCATCCAGCTTCTCTTGAAATGCTGCATTGTCGAGCGGGGCAAGCTGTGTTGATACTTCTCCACCTGCGCTGCTTACATTGGCATTCGCAGCATCCGCAATCGCTACAGCAGCGGCTTGAGCGCGTTGCTCAAGATTGTCAAAGTAGGCATTGATAGCAACGGACGGGACTTCTTCCATTGCAGCGTTATGAACATCCTCCCAAGCAGAAGCAGCGTTATCACGCAGACCGCTTGCGAAGTCATTGACCGAACTAACGCTGGCATCCAGACCCGCTTTCAAGGCGGCTACATTTGCAGCACCGTCTTTGAACAGGTCGCCACCCAAGTCGCTCGGCAGGGATGCGCCAACCTCCAAGATTGTCTGGTAAACAGACAAGACGCGCTGATTGATTTCGTTCAGAACATTGGGAAGGATTGAGAACCCTGTCACCATCGCGGCAGCAGCAGTCTGACCGATAGCAGAGAGCAACTTGAATGCCACCCCGACACCGTTTGCGGCATCCGCACCAAAAGCAATAGTGCGCCCCATGAAAGCAACAGCATCAGAAACGCGCTGCCCCATGTCCTCGCCATTCTTCATAGCATCGACAAACTGAGTAGCGACTTCCTCAATGTAAGGCGCAAGAGCTATCGTCAGCTTGTTGCCAAGACCTTCCGCAGCACCCTTCGCCCGCACAATCGCGTCATTGGCAGCCTCAACCTTTGCCGCATCAATACGAGTCACGGCAAGACCTAAGCTGACCGCTTCCTCTTCAAACGCGTTAAGCCCCTCAGAGCCTAGCTTCATCGTGTTGATAAGGTCAGTAGCGCGACCGCCAAAGATGTCATAAGCGATAGCGGTCTTTTGCGTCTGGTTCTCTACCTTGTTGAGCGCATCAGCGACAACCTTGAACTGCTCAGCCGGGTTCAGCTTGGCAAGCTCTTTAGTGTCCAGATTCAGTGCGCGAAATTGCCGCGCATACGTTTCCAGACCGTTGTTAGCATCTGCAATCGCTTTCTGCTGACGCACCAGAGCCTTGTTAAGCACAGACTGCTCAACACCAGTAATCTTAGCGGCCTGAGTAAGACCAGCCAGGTTCTTAGTGGTGATGCCTAGCTTGTTAGAAGTCTTAGCAAGCGCATCAATCGCTTTAAGCTGACTCGAAACAATAACCGCAGTCGCACCAGCCGCAGCAACACCGACAGCACCGAAAGCCTTTGCAGATTGATTAACCTGCTTCCGCGCAGCCTTCGAGAATTTCTTAACGCTCTTGTTTGCTTTGTTTAGCTCTTTAAACAGTCCTGCTGCGTTTGCATTCAGACTGTAATAAAGGCTACCGATACGATTAGCCACCTAGTGCCTTCCTCAGTAGTGCTACAGATTGCTCAGGAGTGAGCGGTTTTTGCTTGGGCTTGGGCATGAAGTCAGCGGGGGCAGCTTTAGTGCCTCGCTTGAGGTTTCCAGATGCGTTCCAAGTGTCTGAACGCAGTCCGGCAAGCATCCACCTGATGTCCTCGTTAGGCGGTTCAACCTCATAGAATGAAAACCAATACGCGAACTCTCGCGGAGTCATTGACTCGAACAGTTCACGCAGAGACTTCCCCTGATCCCGCGCTAAGCGAAACGCAAAGCGCAGGAGCGGGGAGGCTTCTATTTTTTTTCGGTTTCTTCCTGTTCGTCTTTAGTCAGGCCGGACAATTTCAGCGCAGCGAGGTACACAACCTGCAACGCTTCAAAGTTGCGCGTTTCCAACTTCTTCGCGCTGTCCTGCCATGCCTTGCGGTCAACCAGTAATTCACCCTTCTCATCGCACATCGTCAGGGCGCAAACTGCCGCCACATCAGAGACGTTAAATGTGTTCTTCTGACCGCCCTGAGACAGTCCGACAAAGATGCCCATTGCTTCGGCATCAAACTGACGTACATAAACGGACTCACCCCACCACTCAGAGGTGTCTACCTCTGTAGTGGCAAGGTCAGAAAAGCCCAGCAGGTCATCAATAGACTTAATGCTCATTCCTCTCTCCCTTTAGCTATTAGCCAGTAACCGTTGCAGAAGTCGCCCAATCAGGATCGCCAGAGACTTTCAGAGTTGCGCTGAACGTAATCTGCGAATCAGGCTCAACCGTGAAGCCGAATGCTTCCGGTGTTGCAGTGAACTCAACTGCGGTCACAGGTGAGGTAGGCAACGTGACAAGGAAATTCGCTGCTGTACCTGCTGCGGCATTGGTTTTAACCAACTGGTGATAGGTGTTGCTTGCAATCCAGTTACCTGAGATTTCAATAGAACCACCGTCTTTAAGACCTGAGATGTACTCTTTAGCTGTCGAATCAAGAGAGGTCACATCAATGGTCGGACGCGATATTTCCGGGGTAGTCAGTGAGATTACTTCGGGAATCTTGTTAAACACTTCGGGACTAGCAGCGTCACCGATGCCAATTTTTGAACCCGCACTTAATACTGCTGATGTCATGCTGTTACTCCACAAAAAAACCCGCAGAGCGGGCATAAAAAAACCCGCTCAAGGCGGGCTAATAAAAGAAAATTGTTGTTAGCTACTCATGCAGCCAGAAAATAAAGTCCGTGATAATCCTGCGCTGCTTCTCATCACCGTCAAAGACCGACGCGTTCTGCTCACCGTCAAACTTCGACCACTGCACCGTAACGCCACCAAGCGAACCCTGATGACCGGATAGCAACGTGCGAACCTTCTTGGATAGGTCATAAGCGACCGATGCCGTATCTGCCCAGCAATCAACCTGCACCCGCACTTCCGTCAGCGTGTCTACAGATGAAAGCAGCGAATTCTGCGAGGTTGAAACGCGGTTAAACACAATGCAGGGATACGCTTCGGCTTGAGGCATTCGTTCAAGGTAAACGCGACCCGATACCAATGCGTTAACGTCCGAATCAGCTACCAGTGCTGCGCGTAATCCTTCTTCAAGTCTCATCGTTTCTTAGACCTTGCATCTGCCTTCGCTGCGGCTCGTTTAATCTTTCGCTTCATCTGGTCGGAAAACACAGCAATCGACTCCTGATAGGTCGAGTCAATCGCAGGGCGCAGCCAACGTCTTTCATTGGAATGTTTAGTGCCAAACTCAAGGAGATGCCCGTGGTAAATGCCTGAGCCGCCCCTGCCATAGAACGACCGATACTGTGCAGCCGCACCCTTGTCGTTTTCAATCGGGCCAACCAAGTAAGCGATAGTCTTGGTTGCATTCCTGTCAGTACGCTTCTTAATGCCAATAGAGGCAGCAAGCGCATCAGACGATGCTGTGCCTGTCCGCTGCAAATTCGCCTTAGCCGCCCTAACAGGTGGCTTGGCTGACTCACGCAATGCAGAGCGCATAACCTTCAACTGAATGTCGGCTTGTAATTCCTTCATCGCTGCATCAATCGCTGCGAAATCTGGAACGTCCAAAGATATTGCGGGCTTAGCCATGCTCTACGCACTCAATCTCAATCATGCGCTTACCTTCCCGCACATTGATAACGCTCAGAATGTCGAAATACTTTGAGCCGTACTTAATCCGATGCTTAGGACTCACCGCCGACACGCTTGATGAATAACGGATAGTCACCTTATGGGTCATTTTGGTATTGACCTGACCCTGACCGTCCTGCTCAACTCCGCGCAATGGTGTGACTGTTGCAGGAACGTCAGACGCATAAGCAGTCCAACCGTCTACAACGTCACCGAATGAGTCCACCGTGGTCGCGTTGCTCTCAATGTCAATCTTCTGCTTGAGTAATCCGGCTCTCATACCACTTCCTGTATCGTTGCCCTCGGAAAACAGGTCAATGCCGTTTCCCGTGAGCAGTTAATTATTGGAGTCGGACAATTTGCCCGCTCAAAGTTGGCAACCCATGTCGCGTAATTGCTCTTCTTGTTCAGTTCGCCAGGATGATCCCCGAACCAGTGACGCTTACCCTTCATCTGCATATCAAAGCCCAATAACGCGATTTTTTCGGCTTTAAATAGCGAGGCAAGGTGTACAGCCGCAAAACCGGAGTTCGCGCCAAATTGAAGGCGTTTTGCCCCCATGTCAGCCCCATGCTGACCCTCTACAGTCCACAACGGGAGGTCAGGGGTGCGGTTCTGATGCGTTTGTGTCAAAAACAGGCAAGGCGGGTAGTCTTTCAAGTTCTTCCAGTGGTGTTTCCACCACGGATAATCCGATGCGTACAGAATATCTAGCTGCACTTTCCGGTATGCGTCATTGACACCTATCAGAATTGCGTCAGATTTGCGGGCATAGTCGCAGTCCTCATCGGTCAGGCTTGCGCCACCACCGATAACGACTACCGTCTTACCGCTTAAATCTGGGGTAAACGGTAAAGGTCGAGCAGACATTTAACGCTAAAAGGCACTTCAGAGATGGCAGCACCAACTATCTCATTCTCCCGGTTCTCATAAAGCGAACCGATGAGCAGCAGCATTGCCTGTTTTAGCTGTGCAGGTACAGTATCGGGACTGTCACCCGTTGCACCGTAACCCGCCTGATAGGTAACCGTCACTGCACCGTATCCAGCGCGAGTGTCAGGCCATGAATTGTCATAGCTCGGCTTGATCTTTGCCGATGCTGTGCCGGATAAGTCCGACTGAAACGAGGTGAACTCTGTAGAGTCACCATCGCTATTAATATAGTAAATGCTGGTAATCGACTGCACCGGACATCGGGGCAGGTCAATCTCAGCAGGGAATGAGTCAAGCGTTAGCGCACAGGTCTGCGTACCAATGGCACGTTTTGTATACCCTTCGGCATACTGTCGCGCTGCGGTTATCAGCGAGGCAATGTAAGTATCGTTATCGCTGTCGGTAATACGCAGATGCGCCTTAGCCTCAGCAAGAGATAGCACCTCTGCCGCTGTTGTCGTTTGTATTCCCATTTAATTCCCTAAGAAAAAGGGGCGAGGTTTCCCCCGCCCCTCTTAGTTCCTATTACTAGGCTGCTGCGAGAGTCAGAGACTTGTGAGCAGAAGTAATTGCTGCGCCAGCATCTACACGACGATAGCAACGGAAACCAACCTGACCAGTGTCGGCATAGCGTTCATCAAGACGCTGAATAACCATGTTGGTGCGGTCAGCAATGATGTACTTGCTAAGGTCACCAAAGTAACCAACAACTTCTTCAGGAGAGTTGGCAGGTGAACCCATGTGGTCAGAATTGATGTACGGGCGACCAAGAATGGTGTCAGGTGCGCCAGCAGTCAGACCGGGTGACCAGATGCGGTCGCCATTGCTGTTCTTCAGCTTAGAGATGTCACGCAGAGCAACATCACCAAACACCCAGACAGCGCGAGTGCGATCCGCTGCACCAACACCCCAAAACAGGTCATCCAGTGCTTCTTCAGTGATTGCGGTTTCAGCAGAGCCAACATCACCAGCCAAAGTAAGCAGACCGTTAGGCTGACCAGAGCCAGTACCGTTCAGGAATGCGTTTTCTTCAGCAATGCCGAATGCTTCAGCAGCGTTCTCAGTCAGGTAGCTGAACAGGTCGAAGTCTGAATCATTAACCAGTTCTTCAGATACTTTGATAATCTTGGCAAGTTTATGTGCGCCAAGAGTCAAACGACCGAATGCAGGATCAGACTCAGGATAAGAGGCTTCCTCAGCAGTCCAAGAGGCAGCACCGCGAGTGCTTTCGTATGGAATGTTGCGATCACCACCAGTGCTGATAACAGTCGCATACTGACGGAATGCGTTATAGTTGACCATTGCACGTTCAACAGATGTCTGGAACTCTTCGTGAGTTACAAAACCACCTTCTGAGTTAGTACCAACCTGCAAAGCATTCAAGAATTCACCAGCAACAGCGCCCTTAGGCTTGCGCAGGTACTCGTTAAAAGCAGCTTTGTACTCAGCAGTAGCGCGAGGCTTAACAGCAGCATCAACAGCAACAGGCTGACGAGGTGCAACACCGGAAACTTCAGCGCGGAGTGATTCTTCACG